ACCTCTTTAACGCCTGTCTTTATTGTTGGAAAACCCTTATCAACGAGTGTTGTAATTGCTTCCTGAAGCGGAGGAAGAAGAGCGCCGGCGGCAGATTCTTTTAGCTCCTTAAGTTTTGGTTGAAGACCTGAGATAAACTTAGCGAATACTGCCTGTGACTCAGTTAGACCGGCAAGAGGGTCTGGCCCACTTGTCTTTCCACTCTTTGCCTTGGCAAGATCGTCCTTTGCACGCTGTACTGCCTCTTCAGCATCCTTTTGCTTTTGCGCCATGTTGATGGCATCTTTATCGTTATTAAGCTTTACATCAGCAAGATTTTGGTCAGCCTGCGCTGCAGCCTCACGGGCTGAGATTACAGAGTCAAGACCTTCAACGCCGGTCTTTGCAAGACGCTCCTGCTCTGTGGCAAGGTCCGCGTTCTTGTCCTTAGCGCGACGAAGATTTAGTTCAGCCTCCGCATAGGCAAGCTCTGCTTCCTTACGCGCACGACTGTTTGGTGGAAGATCTTGAACACGCTGTAAGTTTTCACGAGCCTTCTCAAGATCAAGCCCTGCACGCTTTTCAGCGAGTGCTGCGTCCTCCGCGTCAAATCCAATTTGTTGAAGCTGTTCTTGTCCATCCTTTAACGCACGGGTAAGAGCTTCTTGTGACTTTGTAACCTTTTTATTGGCGTCGTCAATAGCCTGCTGCGCCTTTACAAGATTTTCCTTGTTGTCCTTAATGACTTTAGCGAGAGCTTTTTCAGAGTCCTCTACGCGACGATTTTGTGATGTTGTATCCTTGGTAGCATTTACCTTTTGCTTGTTAAGCGCGGTAACCGCCTTACCTACACCACCGAGCGCAAGCTTAGCAACAGCCGCGCCAATTCCAATGTCAACTAGCCCTGCTCCAAGTGCAACGAGAGCGGGGGCGGCAGAGAGGACCGCTGAACCTAAGGCTACGACACCACCAACAAGCGCGCCAACTGTTCCAATTAGCTCAGAAATCACAGTTCCTACTGCGATGCCTGAAGCTTGTAATGCGTATAGTGCCTTTCCTTGACTTTCAATCTTGCTTGCAAAGTCTGGGCCAATGCCAAGACTTCCCATGTTCTTTACAAAATTAGAGGAAAATTGCTTTCCAGCACGAGAACCAGCCGAGCCTGCAGCTCTGTCTAGCTTTTGTAGATCTCTAGTAACTGCGCCTTCAAATCCAGCCGTCATCGGCTTGATAACTATAAACGCCTCGCCTACGATTGCCACTCTGTCACCTCCTCTCTGTCTACTAGTCTTTTATTACTTAGTTTTCCAACGGAGCGTCTAGGACGCTTCCAAATGGAACAGCTGAGTCTGGGTCAAACCTTGTTGGAGCCTTGTAAGGCTTTGGTTTTACTGCCGGGTTAAATGATTGAACTTCATCGCGTGGAGCATCAAAGTCTTGAGTTAATGGAGTGTCTCCATACGCCATGTCCGCAACGCTCTTGTTAGATGTGTACTTATAGCTGCTGCCATACAAATCCTCGTAGATGCTAGTGCGTGTCTTCTCACGAGCATCAGCCTGTTCAGGAGTACTGAAGTTGATGTCGTCCTCAAAGAAGTAGTGAAGAACGTCGAGCATGTCGCTAGTCTCCATGCTTGCAAGTTGTAGTCCGTTCACCAAAGCTCTTCCATTCACGTAGTGCCATAGGTCAATCCCCCACTCTAGGAGACTGTAGGCTGCTCTTCCGGGCGTCCTGTGTACTCCTCAACGAGCCACGCTGTGATGGCGGCAAGTGTCTCAACTGTGACAATCTTGTCTGGGTGCTTGCACAGCGCATCAAAGCGAGTGTAGCTTTCCTCAAGCATGATCTGTGAAAAGAACTTGGTGATAATTCCAGCAGACTTTGACGGATCGTCAGATCCAGCCTCCTGTACCATCTGCAACATAACCTGACCCTGTACCTCCGGGCGGCATTGAAATTCCTCATCATAAAGCTTAAACGTAAGAGGCGCCTTAGCGTCCCCACCTTTACCAGAACCGAAGTCCTTGAATCTAGCTGTAGTCATTTTCTCTCTTTCTTCTCTGTTTCGTATGTCATTGAGACGGGTGTCTCGTGGATATATCTTATCAAACTAGTGCAAGATATAGGTTGTCTTTTAGGTATCTATTTGCACGAGTTCCAGGGTGTGCAACAGTGCGAGCGTAAACAACACGTCCGCCAGAAGTAAACCTTAGAGTCTGTGCTCTGCTTGCTATAATCACGTGAGGGCGCGAGCCTTCGTGGTGAACTAGTGCGTAGCTTTGAGTTGAACCAACCTCATAGGCAAAGCCGGTTGTTCGCGCTACGCGTCTTGTGTGAATTGATGCCTTTAACTTTCCGGTGCGAACTCCTACCGAGGCGCGCGCTGCCTGTTGAACTGTGATAGCTCTACGACGCATGTCGCGGTCAACTATTCCATCAGGGCCCTTAAGCATTCGGGTCATCTCTGCGTTGTACTTGACAATAACTGCCATTATGGAACCACCATTGAGATCTGCATGTTTGTGACCTGGAAGCCACCTTCAGCTGTTGGCGAGTTAACAGTTGCAATAACACCTAGACCGAGCGAGGTATCGTCCCAAGGATCAAACATCTTCATTGAGTCCATAAGTACCCACGCATCTACTGCAGGAAGATGTGAACCCTCCTGAATCTTGCTTGCTGTAGGCGGACGTCCGTTCTGCCCAACAGTGGGAATCTCACGGGCAATCATGATACTAAGAACCGCAGTTCTTGGCATGTGGCAACGTTGTGGTGTCGACGCCTGATCTCCAGGAAGACCTAGGTACATCTGAATAAAGGAAATAGCAAGCTGCTCGCAGTCAATGACAGGTTCTCCCATCGTCCAGTACTGGCGGTCAGGAAGAGGGACGTTGTATGACTGATAGACAGATGTCACCTTTTCAAGAACAACATCCATCATGTTTTTAAGACTAAGAGCCTCTGGGTCTACATCATTTACGTCATATAACATGGCCATTGTAGGTTACTCTGTTTCCTCCACGGAATTAGCCGCAGGCTCATCTAGAGGTGCCTCAATGGACGTCTGAGCGTCCTCAATAGTGGTCTCTACAACCTTTGGTGCAGGCTTTTGCTTCTTAGCTGCAGGCTTAGAAGCAGGTGCTGCCTTCTTAGCGTTTGGCATGTCCTGTGGTCTAAAGTTCGTCATGATAAATACGTCTGCCATCATTATTCTCCTTTGTTTAGTTGCTATCCACCGATGGTGAAAGCATTTATGTTTGATTGTGCCATCTTGACTTCAAGATTTCCTGAGCAGACAAGTACCGTCTCAAGAGTTCCTGGAGTCTCAACGCTAGGTCGTGATGCGTACATATCCCACGTACCAGGGTCTACCATGCCGATCGTTTTCATAGCCTGTGTATACGGAATGTTAAAGGTGATGTCATAGGCTGCGGCATCAAGTGAAACTGCACCTGGATCTAGGTCTAATGAACTGCCTCCGGAGTAGTTGCGAATTGTAATTGTTGGAACCCAGCCCTGATTCTGAAGAAGAAACTCCGCGCCCATATACTCTAGCGGAAGAGTTACTGTCCCTCCAGCGGAGCCGTTAACAACGATGTCTAGCTCGCTTGTTCCAAGCTTGAGAGGCTTTGGCGTGTAGCGGCGACCACGAGGAACGTCTACTGAGAACACCTTCGACTTAGCTCGTGCCTTGTCTGGGTTTGTAGACTTAAGGAACAGATCTACAGCGTAGATACCTGTTCGCATCTCGTCAATAAAATCCTGGTTGTCAAGCAACGTGTATGAGACGCCTTGACGTGAAACAGTCGAGATACGCTGCGGAAGAGCGCAGTCGTCATCTCCGGCCCATAGCTTTGCAAACTCAAGCGCAAGTGTACGTGCAGCCATCTTTCCCATCGCAGGAGGGTAGGTGCCGTACGAGTATGTAATTTCAAGGTTGCAGGGAGTCCAAGGAACTCCAGTAGCTGCTTGAACAGTTGAGTGATCTACTAGATAGTAGGAAGATGGATCAATAATAATTCCGTCTCGACGACGAATCTGGTGAATCTTTTGAACTGGCCGTCCGCGTAGGCGAATACGTGACTCTGGCGATAGACCGTCGACTACTCGGTCATTAAAGTTATCAAATTGATCTGATGGGATGTTAAACACCGCGCCATCAAGAAGAATTGCCTGGTATGTGTTTACAGAAGCTCCAAGGCGAAAGACACGGTTCATGCAAACATAGCGTTCTGTTACGGTTGTAACTCCGCTGTACTTACGACCAGACATTGCCCACAGAATACCTGATGCAGACTTGCATGCTTCGTAGGCAAACTCAGAGTTGGCGTAGGGGCCAAGCTCTTCCGGTGTTACCCATAGATTGCTCATATACGTCCTTCTTGTCCTGATAGTAAAACGGGCGGCGTACCGTGTACATATATTTACACGTTGGCACGCCGCCCATTACAACTAATTAAGCGATTGCGTCGTCAACCGAAGCAATGATGAAGTCAATTGGTAGATCTGCGTTGTATGCAGTGTTACCTGGAACGTTGTAGGCAGTTGTTGATCCCTGTGAGGTAAAGTCTGTAACGTAACGACTGTTGGTAGCAACAAGAGCTGAACCAGACGCGGACACAGACGAGATGTCTGCCGTTGTCTTGGCGTAGCGGAACTGTGTTGTGCTTGGGATAGCAGTAATTGTAAACGTGCCGTTGAGGTTTGCGTCAACAGCGGTAACAACAACTGAGTCTCCGACTGCGTATCCGTGAGCTGCTGATGTCGTAAGTGTAACAACGTTAGTTGTTACTGCCTTAGTAGTTACAGTAGCTGCAAGGTCATCGTGCCATGTATAGAAGCCGTTGCGACCAGTTGGTGCCCAGTATGCGCGTGCATATGAGTACGGACGCTCTGTTGCAACTGGGAACTCCCAGCGACCATCTATACCTGTACCAAAGTTAATGTTTCCAAGGCCATAGCCTTCGAATGTGTTTGCAAGCATGCCGTTTTCAATAACGCGGTCACCTGACTGGCGAAGCTTTGCGTATGGGAACACCCAGTGGAAGTAAGGAAGTGTTGATGACTTCTTACCAGCCTTGATGGCGTTTGACCAGCACTCAAGAGCAATACCCCTTGACGCAGGATCGTCACCAACAGCTGGTGAAGACCAACCAATTGACTTACGATCTGGTGCTGCGTATGAGCCCATGTTCTTGCGAAGCAAAAGTCCACCAGATAGAAGCTGTGTTAGCTCTGGGTCTGGCTCGCAAATTGCAAGTTCCATTGTGATGCGCTTTAGCGTGTCTGGAGACTTGTAAACTACACAGACGGTGCCGTCGGCAGCCTTCTCTGTAATTTCATCTCCTGCTTCGTACTCAGGTGTAAATGAGACGCGAATGAACGCTGATGTAGTGTAGCTATCACCAGGGGTGTTCAAAAGATTACCGGCCGCATCTAGGCGAGTAACCCGAATTGCCACGCCCTGAATGCTTGCAGCGTAATCTTGAGTTGCCATGTACTTTTCTCCTTATTTTACTAGCGGTCTAGAACTATTCTAAACCGTTAGATCTAATCTGACTGCTAAGTGAATGGTCGTATCAAAGTAAACAGCCGCTGGGCGGATCGCCTTGAGACGCATATCATTTTTGTTCCCTGTCACGCCGTAGCCTTGGGCTAGGGTGTCAGTAACGACATCGACGTCGCCAAGAATTGTCTTGACCGTGCCGGTGCCGTACATCCATTTGTTTGTCGCTGACGCCGTTGCGCCTGTCTGTCCGTCTGGGCCGGTTCCGGTGTAGCCAGAACCAACAATGATCTTAGTTCCGGTGACTGTCTGGAGGTGGCCTTTTTCCTTGTTATCAAAGATCATGTAGTTAGCTGATAGAAGACCAGCCACGTCCTTGGTCATGTGAATGACGCCGTTTTCTCCGCAAGGAGAGGTATCCGCTAGCTCAAAGTCAAGTAGAGCAAGCGCGCGCGTAACTGACAGGGCTGTGGTGCCGTTAACGAGTGTCGCAGTTGAGGCACTAAGTGCTTTATTTGCGTGACTCCTACCTTTTCTAATCGCGCCGTCCCAGAGCTCACGCTCTAGCGCTTTCTGTGTTACGCCGTCAAGCTGACGCTTAACTCGTTCTACATACTCAGGACCAGCAGAATCCAATGTTGAGCGAAAATCCTCAGCTTCAATAAAAAATGGTTTAACTTCAACGTATCGCGTAGGTGTCGCGTTTGAGGCAACAGTCGCAGATGTGACGTTTGTGTCGTCGATGTTCTTTGCAGAATAGATGTCTGTGTCCCACTCTTGGGAAAACCCACGGACCCATTGATCTTCGCTTGGTCTAGTGTCAGGCTTTGCGACAGTGAATAGCCCGAACTCCGAAGGTGTAATCTTCGGTGCTTCGAAAACTCCTCTAAAAGCCATCTTTACTTCCTAATCCTTGGTTATCGGCTCGTATCGGGAGAGCCTGCGAACAGGCTCTCCCTCAACGACTGTACTATTTGTACGGCTTAGTACTCGATTGCCGCTGCTGTTGCGCCACCTGTTGTGTCGCGTAGAGCTGCTGCTACACCGTTGACTGAGATCGTTGAAGTAATCTTCAATGACTCAACGCCGATGAATGCAACGCCTTCGAAGGTTTCAACGAACATCTTGTAGTCGTTTGTACCAAGAAGGGTTGAGTCGCGGATGATTCCGAGATCAAGTGTACCGCCATCAAGGAACAAGAATGAACCTTCAGCGAATAGGTACCAGGCGAATGAATCTGGGAACTCAAGAAGAGCTCCTGCAGACTGTGCGCCAATGACGTTCTGATCAAGTGATGCTGTGAGGTTTACATTGCGAGCTGCAACGTATCCATCGATCTCACCGTATGCATTGAGGAGATTGTCTCCTGGCATTGCAAGTGCAAGATCTGCTGCCATAGCGTCCTTAACCCAACCAGGAATGATTGCGCGAAGTGGCGCATCAGTTTCCATACGGTGGCGTGAACGGTAGGCTGCTGCAGCGCGGCCGATCTGGACTAGGAAGTCGCGACCAAAGCCGATTAGAGAAGTTGTAGTTACTGCTGTTGAGGCAGCGTTAATCTTGCTCAATAGGTACTGCTCACCTTCGCGTGCGTGCTGGATCAAGCCAAGCTCGTTGTGACGAGCAATTAGCTCTGGGTACGCGCGTGTTGCGAGGTTACCAAACTGCATCTGTAGAGTTACAGCGTCTGTTGCAACAGTGTTCTCTGAAGCAGCAGTTACAGTCAAGCTTGCCTTGACATCTGTACCTGGTGTGATGTCGTTAACGTTCGTCCAAATACCAACAGCGTTATCATATGAGCTAAGTACTGGTGGAGTGATGAAACGAATACCGCCGCGATTGACCTGGAACTTACCCAAGGCATCACGAACTGGACGAGCTGTTGTGCCAAGACCGAAGATATCGTACTTGACCTCAAAAGGAGCAACGTGACCACCAGAAGCAACAAGTGCCTCAGGAGATGTCAGTGCCTGGATCTTTGCCCAGTTAGATTCTGCATCATTTGTTAATGTGCGCTCCTCTGGGAAAGTTGTTGCGATAGAAGCGACGATGTGTTGTTCGCCATTTCCACCGTTTACATTACGAACACCATGAAGGCGCTTTGACATAAGTTCTGCCACTTCCTTCATGCTTGATACTGAGCTGCCTGCTGTGTAGCCAGGGATGTCAGCGCCTGCAGTGATTGCCACTGATGCGACTGAAGCCTGAGCAACTGGGCGACGGTCAGCTGGAACTTCGATGTTTGAAGTTTCTTCTGATGATACGGCGGCGGTCACTGGTGCCTCCTGATCTTTCTGCTCCGTTAGAGCGGTTTCTGTTGTGGTTGATGCCTCAGCTAAGGTTTCAACTTCTACTGCAGCCTCTGCAACAACCTCAGTTGTTACTTCATCTTCAGCTGAAGCGGTTACGGCAGGAGCTTCTTCAGCAACTGCAACAACTTCTTCTACCTTAACTTCTTCTGCAGCTGCCTCCGTGGCAGGTGCAGCTTCTGCAGCAGCATCTTCAGCTGGTGCAGGTGCAGCAGCAGCTTCTTCAGCCGGTGCCGTTTCAATTGGTGCTTCTTCAGTTGAGAATTCGGTTACTGTCTCAGCAGTAGTTGACGCTGCAGCCACGGACTTTTTCTTGTCCTCTGGCATCGCAGGTGCTACAGGCATAGTCTCATCCTTTGGTTCGGCAGCATCTTCTGGAGATACTTCCTCTGCAGGTGTTTCGACTTCGCCGTCAGCTTCTGGCATATCAGCTGGTGCTTCTTGACCTTTAACGCGCATTGCAGCCTCAGCAGCACGATTAGCAAGTTCTTCAACCTGTGCTTC